GTAATGCATCCGATGATGCAGCAGATGTAATGTCTGGATATAATAGATACCCTGAACAATTAGAATTACAATTAAATAACACAAAAGATGCAACACCAGAAGAATTTGAAGCCTGGCGTAAAGAAGATTATTGGAATAGAGGTGAGTATAACCCATTATTAATGATGGTTGTAATACCGACATTAACACAAATATTTATGCTATTTTTAATGTTTTCAGTTATAATATTAAATGATTACCTTTTTTAAGAATGTTTTTAGTTTACTTATTGGTGTAGGCAAAAAGCCTGCAGAATTTAAAGTAAATTTTTATACAATATTATTTACTGGACTAGCAGTAGGAACAGCATTTTTAGGAAGTATTGCTTTACTAATGATCGCAATGAAATTTTTAACGGAGTAAAATAATTATGATATCGATATACGGAAAAGAACAATGTCCTTTTTGTGACATGGCAAAAGTACTATGTACACAAAAAGGTTTAGAATATGAATATTTTCAGTTTGGAGCTGATTTTACTAGGGAACAAATGATAGAAATGTTTCCTACAGCAAGAACCTTTCCACAAATTATTGTTGAAGGAGAAAAAATTGGTGGCTATGACCAATTGAAAGAAAAACTAGGATAAGGAGAAGCCCATGCAACCACAAGACTATTGGTATACCCATAGTTGTGAGTTTTGTTTTATGGAAACTAAAATACTTTTTGAAGAAGATTACCCTGAAAGAATATATTGTCCACATTGTGGATCCTCTGAAGAAGTGATAAATGAACTAGATTTTGATGAATAAATAGGATATATGGAATGGCAATATCAAGGCATAGAATGGCAACCACCAGAGGGATTCAGTCACGAAGACGTATACGGTTTTGTTTATCTGATAACGAACAGAGCCACAGGCAAGAAATACGTTGGAAAGAAGTTCTTTTGGTCAAAGAAAACACTACCAATAACCAAGACGAGAAAAAGACGTAAAAGATTACTTGTAGAAAGTGATTGGAGAACATATTACGGTTCAAATAAACATTTGCAACAAGATGTTTTAAAACAAGGACCTGATATGTTTTTTAGAGAAATATTACATTTATGTAAAACAAAAGGTGAGTGTGCTTATCTGGAAACTAAAGAACAGTTTGATAGAGAAGTATTACTAACTGATGATTACTATAATGGAATAATTTCTTGTAAAATTGGTGGTCAAACAGTCAAGTATTTAAGAGAAAACTTAAAACCATAATTTTTTTAAAAAAACTGTTTACTTTTTATAAAAACTATGGTATAATATATGTATATATGCGAAAAGATAATATTATACAGTTTCCAATCAAACGAAGAATGCAGGAAATAGAAGACCAGCAAGCTTTTGATGATATGGAAGCCGAATATGAAATCGAACAATTTACTGATGAGTGTGTAAATATAGCTCAGTTAATTTTAGTAATGATTGAAGATCTAATACACAATACTGAAGACGTACATTCATTTGATGATATAGATTTTAGAAATAAAGAAAATCAAGAAGCTAAAGATGTATTTGTTATTGTAAATTTATTTTCTTCTATGCTTATGCGATGGGGAGGTTTGAACCATTTTTTACATAAAGACCTCGATACAATGTTTGAAAAATTAGTAAAAGAACAAGGATATAATGATTTTAATTGATTATAGTCAGATCGCACTATCTAACATCATAGTGCAAAAACTTAATGATGAAAGCATGATTAGACATATGATACTAAACAGTATTAGAATGTATAATAAAAGATATAGAAATGAATATGGCCAAATGGTAATATGTGCTGATGGTATGAATACCTGGCGCAAAGATTACTTTCCTCTATACAAAGCACACCGTAGAAAAAACAGACAAGAGTCCGATCAAGATTGGAATGAAATATTTAGAATTTTACATCTAGTAAAAGAAGAAATCCAACAAAACTTACCATACAAAGTTATACATTTAGAAGGTTGCGAGGCTGATGATATTATTGGTACGTTAGCTATGCAAACTCAAGAATTTGGTCAGAATGAGCCAGTGATGATTATTTCATCTGACAAAGATTTCATACAACTACAAAAATTTAATAATGTAAAACAATATTCACCCATACAGAAAAAAATGGTAAAAGATTCGAATCCAAGATCTTATATGTTCGAACATATTATGAAAGGTGATAAAGGTGATGGAATACCAAATGTATTATCACCAGATAACGCTATTGTTGATGAAATTAGACAATCACCCATGACCAAGAAAAAAATAGAATACTGGGCTGAAAACTCTGATAATTTAAAAGAGGTTATGACAACTGAAGAATATAGAAATTATCAAAGAAATAAAACACTTATTGATCTTACAGCAATACCAGAAGACATACAAAATAAGATTATAAATACATATAACGGACAAAAACCGGCGATGAAGATGAAGGTTTTAAACTATTTAATAAAGAAAAGATGTAATCATTTGATTGAAGTTGTGGAGGAATTTTATAATGGATAAACCATTAATAACAGATATATTAAAAAGTGTCAATAAACTAGGCACTAGAAATGAGAGAATTGCGTATTTACAAGAGCACGATTGTACTGCTCTTAGAGATATATTACGTATTGCTCTTGATGAATCAATAAAGTTGGACTTACCTGAAGGCACCCCGCCTTATAAAAAATACGATTTAGAAGCTGAACAGGCTGATGAATTCAGACCATTAAGATTTGAATATCCAAAGTTTGGTAACTTTGTACAAGCTGTTACGCCTAAACTAAATAAATTTAAGAGAGAACAACTATTTATTGAAATGCTAGAAAAATCACACCCGGATGAAGCAGAGCTTTTATGTAATGCTAAAGATCAAAACCTTAGCTATAAGTACGTAACAAAAGCTATAGTGAAAGCTGCGTTTCCAGGTTTAATTAAAAAATAAGGAGGATATTAACTATATTATGATAGTACAATTAACAAAACTTATGGAGAATATATATGAGTTTACAAAAATTGGAACGTCTCAAAAAAGACAAAAAAGAGGCAATTTACTATCGAAAACGATTGATGGAAAAAGGAAAATCTGTGTTAGCATATAAAATGGAAAAAAAGATTGCTTACATGGATCAACACATTAATGATATGGTTGAAATTAGCAAATAAATTTGTTTACAAAACAAAATATATGTGATATAATATAACTATGAATTTGTTTATACTAAATTATGATCCTGTAATTGCAGCACAAGAGCAATGTGATAAACATGTTGTTAAAATGATTGTTGAATCAGCTCAAATGCTCTCTACCGTACATAGAATGCTTGATGGAACTAAAGAAAAGCGACCATCAAAATCAGGTAAAAGAATGGTAGATTATTATAGGTTAGAAGACATGCGTGAAGACGAACTGTACAAGGCTGTACATTTTAATCATCCTTGTACAGTTTGGTCGCGCGAAAGTTGTTGTAATTACAGCTGGCACTACGAACATTTCGTTGCTTTATGCGATGAATATACTTATCGATATGGTAAAGTTCATTCAACTGACACCAAATTAAGAAAATTACTTAAGCCATTACCAGTTAATATTAATAGAAAAGGCGGAATGACATCATTCAGATTAGCAATGAAATCTAATCCTGAATGTGTAGTTGATAGTCTAGGTGGACCTGACCCAGTAAAATCATATCAAAATTTTTATAAAACTAAACAAGCAAGATTTAAAATGGAATGGACAAAAAGACAAATACCGGAGTGGTTTAATAATGCCGTTATATGATTTTAAAAATAAAGATACTGGAGAAATTACAACTCAAATGATTAAGATTTCTGAAAAAGAACAGTATTTAAAAGATAACCCTCATCTAGAATATGTTTTTAGTGCACCTAAGATTGTAAGTGAAAAAGGTTTATTAACCAAAGCTGGTGATGGTTGGAAAGAAGTTCAGAGTAGAATAAAATCTGGATTACCACCAAGATTAAAAGATAATATAAGAACTAAATAGGAAAAATAATATGAAAAAACCAAGTTTACATAGA